TTCTTTACACCTCCTAACAGTTCGGGGTTGTCGTGGATATTGCCGATGACTTCAATTCGAGAACACATGCCATCATCAAGATAACCAGCATGCCTTCCCTTATCGTCTGACCAAAAAACAAGAAACGCCGCATTTTCAGGGACATATTTAACTTCACCAACATATCCGTATGTGACAGACTTCAGCACATCCCCCTCATAAATCTCCGTTCCGTTCTTGTCTTTGAGGCCTGTGTATTGCATCCATATAACTGTGCCATTACTCTCCCTTGTTGTATTCCAACTCATTAGCTCTTCAAGCGTATGTGTATAGGTCATTTTCTTTATCTCTGTCAACCATGCTCTAAATTTAATCTCTCTCATTTCGTACTCCCTTATTTACACTAGTGATATCTCCTTAGGCATACATTTAGTAGGAGCATTAGCAACATTACAAAACTCCTCCATGTCCTTTTCACAGAAGTCACAAGGATATAACTGCCCATTATAAATAGTCTCTACCTTTTTAATACGTCCCTTTTCCCTCGTGACTATGTATACCTCACCTCGAAAGTTTACTACCTGGTTCATATTATCTCCTTTACCTCTTGCATCATCCACAGGAGGGTATGTGCCTCATCTGCTGTGAGTGTAATGCCTTTACCCATTTTCTCATGGCCAGGTGCCCAGTCACGAATGTCATATTTCGGCTCTCCACCATTCCACGATACACGATTTAACTCTTTCTGCCACCCTTTACTCCCTTCACTTATTACACCAATATGCTCCACAATGTCATAAGTGAACTCTCCCTTCTTGTAAGCCATTATTTTCTCCTCTCTTTCTCTAATACCATATCAACAATAGCGACAATAAGTTCCGGATGTTGTATCACCAATGAGAAGTTCCCTTCAACCAGTGACTCTTTATGCACCCGGAACTCTTGAAACATTAAAAACAGCTCAAATTTGTCAGTCTCTGTGTTATAAGTCAAATAACCTTTGTACTCTTGCCCTTTGTAAGTGATGGAGGCCCGGTCGAGTATTAAATACTCCGGGCCAAATTGTGTGTCCTCTTTGAACTTAGATTGTTTTACATCTTCATCACAAAGTTCAATATACCTTCTGTAGTTGCTCGTCTTCCTCTTCATGGCATGTCCCTCATTAATTAATTTAGTCTTCCATCATGCGTTCAACCAATGTCAACAACTCCGTTGCCACCATTTCAGCTTGTCCCACAGTCAATGTTTTGAAAAATATCCTCTTCATCCATTCATTGTACGGGTCATTGGAAGTGGGCGGGTCATCCGGATCTTCACAGATGGCAATAACGTAATCCAATGAGTCAATTAATTTGTACAGCTTCTCCTCGTTGTTCATGGTGTCCTCCTTAATCATGGTAATGGTAATTGTTTTATTATATTCATTATATAATGAACCAAAATGTCTCGTCAACTGCATCATTTACATTAGTAGCGAAGATTTACATTGCATTTTCTGGTATATCTCCTGTTGCAAAATGCAATTTTATTGGCAATCGAGAATTTTATGTAAATCTAGACCAATGGACACGAATTCTGTTGCATGGGGTTATAAAACATGGGGGGGTACAAATGAAAAATGCAACATTTACCATGCAGATTACATCCATCTAGATCAGTGGTCTTATCATTCTGTTTATTAAACATCATGCAACTGGAATAATCCAGAATTGTGAATATATCTTATTTCAATCCCTGGAATCTTGTGCTCTGTTTAGTTATAATGTAAAGTCTAGATTTTTTTGGCATCTAGTTTTTATGTTTATATGCATTGTTGCATTATATAATAATGCAACATGCATAAACATAAAAATGCCCCATTAATTGCATTGACCATAATGAGGCATTTTGGATGTGATTATGTGATTATGGTTTTGGTATGGTTTTGGTATGGTTTTGGTTTAGTTGTCTTCGTCGACCCCTAGTCCACAATTGTCTCGGCAGAAGTACATTCCATAGCCTTCGCCAAATGGGCATTCACCGTCCAGGTCGCATGGGTACAATCGCTCTGTGTTTTTATGGAGTGAAGCGCATGTTTGGGATATGTTGTTCATCTCCATGACTTCAGCATGATAAATAATGACTCCGCCTGTGAAACTGTGCATATTGCCTAATTGATTGGATGACTCAGCATTGTATGCCATAATGAATATCTCCTTTCTGTGGTTCGACAAAAAAAAAGGAGGCTTACGCCTCCTCCTTTTTGTTGAGTAATTCAAACTTGGGTTGCCCATACCTGGTTGATAAAAATGCAATGACTTCGCATGTTTCAGCTTTGGTCAAATCCCAGCCTTCCTTATGGGTGTGGTTGTTTGCAAAATACCTTCTTAAATACCTTCTGACCGTCTTGCCTTGGTCGCCCAATTGGAAAAGAACATCCAATTGTTTAGGTGTCAACCCCGATTTAATCGGGTATTCCGGTGCGTCCTTTTTAATTTTTGCAATTACATCAACTGCCTTTTTTGGTTGTTTGTCAGCCTTGACCTCGGTGATAACGGTTTCAGCGTTTTCAACGATTTCCTCCATGATATCATCCATGACCTCGATATCAACGACTTCCGCTTTTTTTGCATTTTTTGCCATTTTTGTAAATCCTCCTTAATTCATTTGTTGACCCCCCCACCATGGGGGTTGTCCAATTGATTTATTTTATAATTCATTATACCATGGGGGTAATGGGGTTGTCAATGGATTTCAACCCAAAAAATGAATTGTCTCAATTGTTTCCAAAATTATGACAATTATCCAATTCAATCACCATTGCATGGGGTGCATGGTCATGTAGCGATGGGGTAATGAGGTAATGAGGTAATGTGGTAATGTGGTGATGGGGTAATGTGCTAACGGTTTAATGCAATGATGTGGTAATGTGGCGATATGCATGTCATGTTTGTTTGTATGCATGGATACAATATGGGGCATTGTATACAATGGCATTGACCCCGGGCGGGGACCCATGGGGGTAAGGTGGCGCGGGGGTTATATAATAGCGTTTTACACGCGCGCTTACACTTCCTCTGAAACCCTTCCCAATACACTAACCCCCAATGCCCCAATGCCCCCCCTATCCAAAAAGAACTCCCCTAAGTTTTTAGAAAAGTGAATTGACAACTCTTAGCCCAAGTGGTATAATGAAATTGACAAAACGGCTATTATAATATGTATTATATATTAAAGCGAGGTGAGAAAAGATGAGTGATGTAACTAGAGAGGATACCAAAGCACAGATGACTAGGGTTCTCAACGAGTATGTCAAATGCGGGGTTATTGGTCTCGCTTGTGACAGAGCAGGCGTATCAAGAAACAGGCACACGAAGTGGCTTAAAACTTATCCGCAATATAAAGAGTTATATGAGACTATGAGGGAAAGATTCGTTGATGGTCTGGAAGCTGTGGCAATAGACAGAGCCAAAGAGAAATCTGACTCCTTGCTCATGTTCTTGCTAAAAGCCCACAAGAAAGAGGTTTATGGTGACCAGGCTAAAGTCGACATGAACATGAACTCGCAAGCTCCTATTACTCTTTTGTTTGCTGAAGGGATGCTCACAGAGGACGAGAAGAAGTTATTGGCAGGAGAGGTTAAAAAGGAAGAGTAATTATGGCTACCTCCAAATGGTTAAAATTTAGGCCGCCGCAAAAGCTAGCTAGTTATGACCCTCACCCGTTTCAGAAGGTGTTTCATCAAGATAACCATAAATATAGGGCTGTTGTATCTGGCGTCGGCGGTGGTAAGTCCCGTATGGGCTGTGAAGAGGTATTAAAATGGACACAGCTCTATCCTGGTAGTTTGGGTATAATTGGGAGGTTGACTGCTAAGTCGTTGAGGGAGACCACGCAGAGGCGGTTCTTTGAAGTATGTCCTGTGAGCCTGATTGCTAATTATAACAAAGGCGAAGAGCATCTGTGGATAAAGACAAATGCTGTGGACGATGATGGTAACCCCATATACTCAGAGATATTATTTATGCACTTAGATGAGCCTGGTCCTTTGGGGTCGCTGGACATTAGTTATTTCTGGATAGATGAGTGTCATGAGCCTGATGGTCAGGAGGTACCTGAGGCTACTTTCCAGATGTTGACCGCTCGGTTGAGACATCCCGTGGGCCCTCACAGGGGGTTTATAACTAGTAATAGTGGTGGTAAAGACTGGGTTTATAAGAGGTTCTTTGACCCGAAGAATGTTGCTCCTGAGTACATAGGTTGGACAACTAGCTCTATGGCTAATGCTAAATACTTGCCTCCGGGATATGTAGAAGAGCTGATACGTAATAACCCGAAGACTTGGGTCGACAGGTTTATTAATGCTAGCTTTGATGCTTTTGAGGGGCAGATATTTACTGACTTTGATGAAGATGTGCATGGTTATAGGGATAGTGATGGCTGTGAGGTGAGTCCTGCGTGGGAGCATGGTGGAGGTTTTGACTTTGGTGTTACGGCCCCTACAGCTGCTGTATTTTGCGCCATAGACAGGGATGGAGACCTGTGGGTGTATGATGAAGAGTATAAAGCTGATGCGGACATTGGGGAGTTCGCTAAGAGGATTAAAGGTAGGGGCTTTGATACGTTGTATGCTGACCCGTCGGTAATTAATAAGGGACCGAATAAGAAGAGTCCGAAAGAGTTATACCTAGAAGAAGGGATATTATTATTGTGTGCGAGTAATGATACGGATTACTTCTTAAGTTTGTTCAGGAGCTTCCTAAAGAGGCGCAAACCGGATGGGTCTGCATGCTTCCACATTAACGTGGACAGATGTCCTAATTTAGTAAATCAGATAAAGCAGGCGGCTTGGGATCCGACGACTATCTCGGGCAGTACACATGACCAGATAAAGAAAGCTGAGAATCATGCTCTGGATGCTTTTAAGTACTTTATAAATATGTATGGCTTAAATCCTGGGTTGCTGGAGCCGGTGAGGCCAGGAGAGACTAAAGCCATTCACACTGTGAAAGGGTCTTGGGAGCATGACTCTTATTGGGATGACTTGGACTTTGAAGATGAGAATTACCCATTTAGGGATTTGCAGGAGGTGATGTGATGGATGTTTTGTTGCTTATTGGCATTTTATTCCTTATGTGCATGATGTTCGCAGGAGGTTTTGGATGGGGAGCATGGTATGAGAGGCGTAAGATGGAGCCGACGAAGGAGACGGAGGTGGAGACACCTTATAAAAGGGTGAAGAGATACGTTCCTAAGTTTAATTTTAGTGACCAGTTAGACCCGATTGTGCCAGAAAATACTAAACGACCGGGATATGTAGAGAAGGAGGTTGAGTATGTCAGAGAATAATGACTATGTGGTCCAGACTGATAAGGAAAAAGAGCTCTGGGAGAGGATTTGGACATGCTATAGAGCCTCTTATTTAGCTAAAGAGTCTATGGGATTGACTGCTTTATGGCAGGAATGTGAAGCTTATTGGGCTGGTGAAGTGAATCAGTCTACTAGTGAAGAGGATCCGGGCTCGGAGACTAACATTGTGCAACCGGTAATAGAGTCGCAAGTAGCTGATTTGGTAGATGGTGCTATGGATTTCTCTGTGAAAGGCATTGAACCCACGGATACTCCCCATGCTGACAAGGTAAGACACATATTCAAATGGGCATGGTACATGAATGATATGGTCACCACTCTTGATATGTTCGAGAGGGAGAGACTTAATTATGGTACAGCGGGCTTTAGAGTAGGGTATGACCCTGATGCTTGCGCAGGTAAAGGTATGCCTACTATAGATTATGTTGGTGTAGAGGAGTTATTCCCTGACCCAAAGGTGAAAGACTTCCGTCACTTAAATGATGGAGACTTCTTTATAAGGGCTATTCCTTATAATTTGAAAGCTTTGCGCAGAAGGTTCGGGCCTAAAGCAGCATCTGTGAAGCCGGAGGGGTCATTCAGTAGCTTTGACCCTCGCATATTTAAGGACCAGGACAATGAGTCTGGTATAGAAGAGATTGCTAAGAGCCAATGTTTGCTTATAGAGTTCTGGGAGATAGATGAAGACGATAAACTCAGGAGGGTTTATGCTGCCGGAGGGGTTATATTAGAGGATTCAGCTAAAGATGAGAACGAAGATGGCTCACATGACGACTTTTATGCTCATGGTAAATACCCTTATGTTATTATTCCTTGTTACAAGCGTAAAGGTAGACTATGGGGCATGGGCGACACTGAGCAGCTTATTCCTATTCAAGACTTAATAAATGACTTAGATGACCAGATACGCATGAACGCTAGACTGATGGGCAATATACAAATAGTAGTTGGTCAAGCTGCTGGCGTTAACTTGAAGAAATGGACTAATTTACCTGGTCTTAAGATCCCCGCCAAAGACCCCACAGCATGGAAGACTGTTCAGCCTGTGCCTATTCCTGCTTACATACCTGCTCGCAGAAGTGAAGGGTTCAGAGAGGCAGAGGTAGTATCTGGTCGGTCGGATGTGGTAGAAGGTCGTCGTAGTGGTTCTTTACGTTCTGCTGCTGCTATTGCACAAATGCAAGATGCTGGCTCTCGTAGGGCTAAGCATAAGAAGCTCATGTTACAAGAAGGATTAGTAC